GAGGCATCCGTGACTAATTCTGGTACGAGTTCTGCTGCCGTTTTTGATTTTGTTATTCCGAGAGGTGATGCGGGTACTAATGGTACTAATGGTACTAATGGTAATGATGGTGAGGATGGAGCCGCAGCTACGATTGAGGACCCGACCATAACGACCGGACTCGCGGGGACAGAGGCATCCGTGACTAATTCTGGTACGAGTTCCGCAGCCGTTTTTGATTTTGTTATTCCGAGGGGTGATCCGGGTACTCCGGGTACTAATGGAACCAACTATTTCACGTTAAGTGGATCGGATATTTATAGGAATACGGGGAATGTGGGGATTGGGACGACGTCACCCAACAACTCACTCCATATATATAAAGCGGCTGCTGAAGGTACGTCTGGACTATTCATAGAAAAAGCGAGTGGTGGTGCAGAAACTACTGCCGCTTTATTCTTCGGCGTGAACGCTCCGGGAGAGAACCCCGGAGTCGCGAAAGCTGCTATATTTTATGAACGCAATTTGGTGAACGGACGTGGTGATCTAAAGTTTTGTAACGACGCTTCTTCGGATGCGAACGCTGTCACGACGGAAGCCGTCGATACGAGGATGATTATTAAGAATAACGGCGACGTGGGAATCGGTACAGTCTCACCCGACAAGAAATTACACGTCTATGGTAGTATACAATGCCATAACACTGGTACCACGGGTGATGAAAATGGATTGTTTTTACAGTCTGTAGGTGATTGGTATAATCTTTCACCGGGTAACGACGGATATTTACACCTCCTCGGGGGGGCGTCTGGACAAGGTAACATGTCTGGTAATTTCTCCTCAATGAAACTCGCAAAACTTATCACATACAGCGATTTGGATGTGAATGGAGATGTAAATATCAGTTCAGGAAACAAAGTTAGAATCAACGGCGACGACGCAGTGTTCCCTCGAATAACACTCGTGAACGGTACGAGCTATTCTTTGACCAGCGGTTCTTGGACAAAGTTGTGTGATTTCGGTCATAATTACTTGGACGGAGCCTACTTCATAAAAATAGAATGGAATTACGGTGGTACAGGTCATTATTGGGCTGGGATGGCGACTGGAATGGTTCCCGCGAAAAGTTACACACATGTTCAATATAACCACGCACCCGATGAACCTTTATCCCTGAATCATTTTTACCATCATAGGACGGTTGGCCGATTTGAATTTACACTGGATAGTGATAATTATTGGGGTGCAAGTTACGGGAGGATAGCGCTGTGGGTCAAGGGAGGTTCAACTGCGACGCACCAATTTTATGTAGACGTACGAAAGATTTTATAATGTCGCGTAAAATATATATGTCAGACGAGATCCTAGAAGTACACGGAACTCAGGCTTCATTACTCGTACTCAGATCTAAAAGAAACCGAAAACTTTATGAGTCTGACTGGACCCAAACGAACGATATACGCTTGGAAAACGAAGAGGAATGGGTCGCGTACCGCCAGGGGCTTCGAGACCTTCCGTCCCTCGAAACACCGATTTGGCCCGAGCAACCACAAGTAAAGATAGTCCAAGGAAAAAACATACGGACCGAATTGAGTGACACAAAAGAAGAACTCCAATCCGAAAAGAATAAAGTTGCCACGATGGAACTATTAGTCGCATCCCTCGTCAAACGTGTCGGGGATCTCGAAAATCTAGTGATTTAAAGAAAAAGCGCTTTCGTAAAGTACAAAATGTCTTGCATCGCCACTCTCAGGCCCATCGTTACCACCACCCCCATTCGATCCAGGAACAGGGTTAAGTCCCGCACCGTAGTGCGGGCGACCAACGAGGGGTCTCGTTTCACGAAGATCGACCGCCCTAACGATTTTCTGGCGGTCGCGGAGCGTGTTAACGGTCGCGCCGCTATGATCGGATTCACCTCCGCGGTGGTTGATGAGATCATGACTGGTAACCCTATCAGCGCACAATTCCATGATAACATCGGACTCTCCATCGCCGTCGCATCCTTGGTTTTCCTCGGCACCGCCGCTAACCCGGAGGATGAGGGATACGTCCAGGGACCTTGGAAGCCTGAGACCGAGCTCGTCAACGGTCGACTCGCGATGATCGGAATTCTTTCACTCCTTCTCACAGAATCTATTCATCCACAGGTCCCATTGTTTTGAGCTTAAAAATAAAAACTTAGTATAATATAAAATGTCAGGTGGAATTGCCCAACTCGTCGCCATTGGTGCCCAAGATGCACATATCGTAGGCCAACCAGAGGTATCATTTTTTAGGTCTAATTACAAACGTCACACAAACTTCGCTCAGACTGTTGAGCGTCAGGTTATCCAGGGCAACCCCTCTGCTGGTGGTATGTCCACCGTTCGTTTCGAGCGCAAGGGTGATCTCCTCGGATTTGTCTATCTCGCCCCCCGTAGCGGTACGGCCAAGTACTCTCCCGCCGACTGGCTCGGTCAGGTTGCCAAGGTAGAATGGTTAGTGGGAGGTCAGGTTATCGACACCCAAGATGCGAACTTTTCTCAATTCGTCGCGCCCACCGTTATGTCACAGAACTTAACTAAGTCTATTTCTGGTTACGGTGAAGCCGCGGAATCTCGTTTCTACCCTTTACGTTTCAGCTTCTGTGAGAACTGGCAATCCGCCATTCCTTTAGTCGCATTACAGTACCACGACGTGGAGATTCGAGTTACGTGGGGTGGTTCTCTCACCGGTGCTTGGGAATGCTACGCGCATTTCATCTACCTCGATACCGATGAACGCTCTTCCCTCGCCGCCGCGCCCCAAAACATGCTCATCACCCAGACCCAAAAGTCTGTCGCTTCCAATTCTACTATCCAGGAACTGAACTTAAACCACCCAGTTAAGTATTTAGCTGCGGCCGATGGCGCGGATTTAGCGATCGCCGCCAACGATAATAAGATTAAGCTCCAGATTAACGGTACCGATGTTACTGACTTCAAGTACACTGATCCTCATTACACAGCCGTTTCCGAGTACTACCATACTTGCGCTTCTGCCGCTGACGCGAGTGGAGCCAACAAGAAACGTTTCATCTACCCCTTTTGCTTTGAGACTGGAAAGCTTCAGCCTACAGGAAGTTTAAATTTTAGCCGCGTCGACTCAGCCCGCCTTGTCAGTGAGACTGCTTCTCATACCGACGACATATATGCCGTTAACTATAACATTATGAGGATAGAATCAGGAATGGGCGGTTTAATGTACTCTAATTAAATCCCGTATAATAATAAATGTGGTTTTTTCTATTTCTCGCATTTTTCGTTTTTATGATCACCTACGATCCTAAATCCGGAACGCTCAATAAATACATACCTAATTCTCCAGAAGAGAAGAAAGAAAATGCACCGTGTAAACATGGTCACTTTAACGAAATACAATTCGCTCAACAAGGATACGAATGCCCCAGTAACGATAAAACAAATATGGGTGCAATAATATCTACTTAAAAATAACATTTGTAAATTTTACATAATGTTTGCATTTGACCGTGATACCGCAGTTCTCGTCGCCGTCGCCATCTGCGTTTTCGCCACCGTGTACATGTACAGCCAACATAAGAAAACGAATGAAAGTATTGAAGAATTCAGGGAGGCACTCGCCGATAAGCAGAAACCCATGGTTTCTTTAGAGCGTCCCCGACCCGCACCTTGGGCCTCGAAGATTCCCGTGGAAGTTAAGAAGGTTCCCATCCCCGTAGTAGAGGAGAAGACCGAAAAACCAGCACCCGTCATCACTGAGGAAGAATCCTCGGAATAATCTTGTCAGGAGATTGTAGAGTGCGATGAGCAATGAAGAAACATAAGGCCATCGCTATACCCGTAATATATAACGGAGACGTACCAAGATTTTTAACAGTCAGAGATAAAAGATTTAAGGAATGGATTTTCGTCACCGGTGGATGTAGACGTAGAGAAATCAATAATCCACTTCGAACCGCTTTAAGAGAATTAGAAGAAGAAACGAGGGGTGTAGTTTCTTTAAAAAGAGGAGAATATACGTCATTTTCATTTACAGTTAAAGAAAGTCCTACGATTGACTTGGAATACACTGTTTTTGTCTTTTTCGTTAATTATTCTCGACACGATCAAACCGATTTGGTCAAAAAATTTAATGAAGAAAAATATAAAATGTACACTAAAAAAATTCATATGAAAAGGACGTACGATGAAAACGATTACATGAGTTTCGATACCTTACCGGAATTTAATTCCAGAAGGAGATGGGAACGAATCATAAAATACGTCCTAAAAAATCCAGAATTTTACGCCTGCGTGACTTCCCCCAATAGAAAATCATTTGCTATTAAATAATGAAGTCCAAGAGTTATATTCTCATGCAGATTAAGGATATTCTCATCGATCATAAATCGTATACACGAGAAAAGGCTGAGCGGTACACGGAAGAACTCAAAGAAAAAACCGTATACGAACTTTTAGTGTTTAAAAAACAATTGATGAATGAAGATGAAGAATTTATAGATGTTTCGTATCGTCGTTCGATATGGCACGAAGAAGAAGATTAAAAAAATAAGTGTAGGATACTGTAAGTATGTTTAAGTCTTGGTGTAAGCGCCAAGGATTTTGCAATGGATCCAATCTATCACACGTCTTAATGGATGGTGGAATACTATCTGTCCCGTTTGATAAATTGAATGACTTTTATGAAATGTGTATTAAATGCATAAATAACGGTGAAAAGATATACGTCGTCGAACAAAAGACTGATACGTATAACTTTTTCGTAGATATCGATTATAAGGTGGACGAGGAGTTAACATTCGACCACTTAAAAGAAGTATCAAGATCTATATGTGATCGTGTCGCGTTTTTTGGAGGAAAGGACGCGCTCATTTCCGTCGCGGAACCCAAATCTGTGGGGGATAAAATCAAACACGGTATACATATTAATTGGTCGGATTTTGTCGTTGACCATGGATCGGCGATGGCTCTCCACTCACATATCGTATCCGCGTTAGATATTTTATTCCCCAATCGACCATGGGGTGATATCGTGGACACCGCGGTGTACGGGAATGGAAAACGTAAAACGAAGGGAAGTGGATTTCGTATGCCGTGGTCACATAAGAAGGCAAAACATGACGCATGTGACGGGAGAGGTTGTGCACTGTGTGAGAATGGAAAGGTAACACAGGGTCCATATAAACCGGTCATCGTATATTCGCATAAAACGAAATCACTCGAGTATATATTTGACAAAGAACCCTCCGTTGAACTATTGCATATGGCGACTTTGCGCACAGAAAATAAGAATCACGCCGTGATTGAAGGGTCTGTGAGAGAAGAAGGATCTTTTAATATTCAAGATACACGAGATACCTATACAAATTACGAGACGATAGCACAGATTGAAACTTTTATTCAAAAACATCTAGTGGGTCAACAGAGCGCAGAAATTGTTAAAGTCTTCAAAAAAGATACATCATACCTAGTATCTTCTACATCAAAGTATTGTGAAAATCTAAGTCGTTCACATGCATCAAATCACGTATGGTTTTTGATAGAGGGTGACGCGATCAACCAAAAATGTTTTTGTACGTGTGAAACGATGAAAGGAAGAAAATATGGATTTTGTAAAAATTTTGGTGGGCGTAGACACATGTTACCGGATAAAATTTATAAAGCCATGTATCCAGATGGATACAAACCGCACATGTTTTGTCAACCCGTTCCAAAAGAAGTTAAACCCAGTTCA